GTGGTACACGCACTGTAGTCACTACGTTCTGTTTTCAGAAACGCTGTATCCCACGACTGGATTATCGCCTCACAGGGGGGTGGGTTATTGCTATCCCACAATCGCCACCATTCTCGTTTTATTAACGCTCCCTCTTCAGATGTAGGATTTTGCTGATACTGAGCATTCCATTTGGCAACTGGCAGTTCAGCTTTTAGACTTTCAAGCTCCTCTAGCTTCCAGAACTCTCCCCATAGTGCCTTTCCTGACGGCATAATCGCAGGCAACTCAATAACTTCCCAATCGTCAATCCCTGACTTGTTCTCCATACTTTTGAGTATCTGACCTGTTAAATCCCTCTTGGCCCATCGTGTCATCACCAAGATAATCGCTCCACCTGGTTGCAGTCTTTGCCGTGGCCCTGATGTATACCACTCATACACCTTGTCATACACCTCTGGGTTATACTGCCCCAACTGTGCGTCCTGTTCGGAGTGGGGATCATCAATCACCAAAACATCAGCACCCTTACCAGTTACAGCACCACCAACACCAATCGCAAAATATTCACCACCCTTATTCGTACTCCAACGGCCCGCTGCCTTACTATCAGCCGATAAGGTGATGCCTTTGAATATCTTTTGATAATCTTGTGACTGTATCAGGTTTCGCACCTTCCTTCCAAAACCCACGGCTAACTCAGCCGTATGTGCCGTCTGAATAATTTTTTTATCTGGGTATTGTCCAAGAAACCACGCAGGGAACAAGTAAGAGGCAAACTCCGACTTGGTATGGCGTGGGGGCATATTAATGATCAATCTCTTCAATTCCCCTCGTGCCACTCTCTCAAATGCCTCAGACATAATCTTGTGGTGCGACCCACCAATAAAGGCCGACCACATCATATGGACAAAAGGCAAAAAACCTTCCTTGGCACTCTCCCTGCCCTTGGCTTCCTCATACTTCTCCAGTAACTGCAATATCTCCCTTTTTTGATCAACAGGGAGTAAATCAATCTTATCCTTGAACTGGGATAGCTCCATTACTGCTTCTTTCTGTTTTTCTTTGCTGATACCACACGGAGGTTTCTTTTCATATTATTTTTTGGATTGCCATCCTTGTGATCAATATGTTTCCCATCACCTTTCCGTACTCTTCCTTGGCGTATCGCCTCCCTACGGTTCTTATTCCGTAAGGCTCTCTCCCTCTTCGCCTTGGTGGAGGCATGATATTTTCTGTATTCAGACAAAAGATTTTCCTTTACATATATGGTTAACCATATACCATGGTATACCACATACCATGATTAACCAAACATATTATTCCATAATATGTTTTATGGTATACCATATAGAACATGACAGGAGTTTATTGTGGTAGTTGAACCGTTCTTAATGTGGAACCTTTTAATCACCTTAGTGATTGCACCACTGGCGTGGTACATCAAAACCCAACGTGACGAAATAAAACGTATCGACATCCTCCTCAATAAAACCAGAGAGCAATACATGAACAAGGTTGAACACAAAGACGATATCAACAGGCTCTTTGAACACCTATCCAGATTAGAAAACAAAATAGACACCTTGTTAACATCAAAGTGACATTTGGCATTTTTTAGCAAATTGTTCACGCAGATTACTATATATATGTAAACGTGCGTGCCGTGATAACTAGTGGGGGTGGGGGTAGGTGGGGTAAAAAAAATAACATAATGTAGATTATGCGCCAAATATTATCCCAATATTGCTAAGTCATTGATATTAAAGGATTTTTAATTTATCTAGCTTATCTTTAAGCTTTTTCTCCAGTTCAAATATACTTTCTTCACTCTGCTCCTCTATAATTTTATCACTGAACATAGCAATAGACCTTCCTAGTAGTGCCAATGCTGATACTTTACTGCTATCCTGATCAGAATTATCTGCAATATCCATTAATTTATTCTCAACGTAATTCCTGAGATATTCTTTGCCACCTTTCCTTTGCTCCTCTAGAGCTATGTTTTCATCTCTAATTGCTTCTATCCTTGATCTAACCTTGACTACGAGTCTGCTTGCTAGCTCGTTCACACTTTTGGCCTTCATGTTATCCACACTGTATCCACTCTCTCGATATGCTTGACTATAAGACATTGAACCCTGAGCGACTAACTGAGCAAATCTTTCCTGTTTTGCTGTTAGATTATTTTCAGGCTTTACCACCATTAATTTTGGCTTATCTGGTTTACTGCCTTTATTATCCATATTTGCACCTATTTTTATCCAATCACTATATCTAGTATGCACCTATAGCTCACATACTACATATTGATATATACCCTATATCTTGTATTTCAGCAATGGTGGCCGATACAATATGTTGATTTTCCCCATTGGCTCTTTTTTTGACCTGTTATACCTGAACACCTCCATGGCCTCTCAGTGGCTAAATTTGGGCCTCTCACAGGGTATTTTGTTGAACATAGTTATTTTATTGGTGGTTCATTTTTTTTTATTATCAATGCAACTTTTTAGGGTGCTGAAACGTCTATATATATGTGAACTAAAAAACCCTGAGTATTTGACGTTAATATATTATGTACTACATAGTTTAATATTATATTGTACAAAGTAGAAATAACTGCTAAGTAACCCACATGGTCGATTTTGACCGATTCGTTTTTACAGCCCCTGTTCGGCACAAAGCTTTCTCCCTCTCCAAGTAGCGAAGGTGAGCTGGCCACCCAGAAGAAAATGACGGTAGAGGTGGACGCACAAACACCGTAAAACGTGAAGGAGCGAATGCAAAGGTGGAGCGAGGTGAGTTTACACCATGAACTGTTTAGAAGTAGGTACAGGCATATCGGTTTGCCTTAAAAGGTATTCGAAGAAGTGAGCAGTTCAGTTGGCGAACTATAAACGACACTATAACAATAGGGGCATTCAATATGCCCCTGTTAACTTTGAGATGATGCCTGAATGGTTCAGGTATCTTTTCAGTGTTAACAAAAAGGGAAACAAACACATGGCAAATCCACTATCAAAATTAGCTGACGTAATTCAAGAAGATTACAAGAAAATAGAGGAGCATTCGGTTGCCTCTTTAAAAGAGGTGCTAACAACTGACATAGAGCATTATGGTTTCGATAATAAAAACATCTCAGATAACGATGTTGATTTACTGCTTAAGCTAGTCGGTAACATTATCAAATCTAAGTGTCAGAAAGTTTATCACAATCAAATATAAACCTGAAAAAAAACAATCACTAAAACGACTAGTAATAAACAGAAGGAAAATTACACCATGAAAACATATAATGGACATAGAAGTTGGAATGCTTGGAACGTATCACTTTGGCTAAACAACGATTATGGAACGTATCACTACATAGTTGATACAGTTAAGTCTCTAGGAATAAGGAAAGCCGTAAGGGTTATATTTCGTGATCTTGAAGGACAAAAGACTCCTGATGGTGCGATTTACAATAGGCTTTCAATAAAGCTAGCTATTGAAGGAATGGAGATTGAACAAGACTAACTTCCTACTGATGATGGAGAGGGTTGCACCCTCTCCGAAACCCAAGGGTCTAGGATAGCAAAACAAAAAAAGGGAAATCAAAATGTTTAATATACCATCAAGAAACGCAGTAACCATGACTTCAGAAAAAGCAAACAGCATTATCGAAAGATTAGGTGGTGGCAGTCTTTTAGAGGGAATGGAGTTCATGGATAAAGCATGGGATAATCAGTCAAATAGTGAGGCTTTCTTTGATTGTTTCGAGACTGAGGCTAACGCCTACAATGTAGTATTTACTGAGATGAAAAAATTATTCGGTTAATTAACAACAACAAAAAGGGAAATCAAACACATGGCTATTAATAAAAAATCAAAAGCAAAAGCAAAAGCAAAGTCTAACAGTGAAAAGATCAGTAACTTTTCAAAGTTCTTTAACAAGTCAGTCAAGTCATACAAGGAAAAGACTGGCAGACTACCTTGGCAAAGAGGGTGGCATATTACCGATAATACGCCTTGGTTTAACCACGTTAACGCAGTTAACAATAAGGTCTATGGCTACTTCATGAACCAGATTATCTTAAGTATGTCAGCAGAGGAAAATGGCTTCACCTCCAATAAATGGATAAGCAAAGGCAACATCCAAAAGAATAATGGAACTTGGAAGGGTTCTGCTACTTGGGTGTATGGGTGGTTCTTCTGGGAAGAGGACATGAAGGACAAGGACGGCAAGACCCTGAAGGATGAGAAAGGCAAGATCAAAAAGAGATCAGGCTTTAACTTCAGAACTTTCCCAGTCTGGAATGTTGACCAGTGCAGTAACTTACCTGAGAAGTTAGCCAGTGAGGAAGTAGAGGCTGTTGAGTATACACCTCTTGAAGGTAGGCTAGACATTGCTGAGGAGTACATCAGCAACATAGGTGCTAAAGTAGAGTTCGGTAAGAATGGTGCATATTACAAGCCTTCTATGGACTATATCGGAATGCCTAACTTCGAGCAG